AGGAAGTCTTTGGCTTCTTGTAAACTGACCATCATCCCCACCTCCTCGTAGGATTACTTTCTCGCTGCGAGGGTTACGAAGGGAGACACGGATGCCGAGCCCTTGTAAGGAGCGAGAGGCTTATTCCAAATCGGCTTGCCGTCCACGCGGTAGATGAAGCGGAAGACCGACTCATCGTAAAGGAATCTTACGTGGATAGAGCTTGCCGCCTTGACACCGCCCTTGTCGATGAGGAGGTACTGACCCACATCGGCGAGGATGATATCGCCAACCTCACCTGCGGCGGACGCCTGCTCAATCGGAACAACGGGTCTGCCGAAGAGTGTGCCGTAGGGCTTCTCGGAGAGACCGCCTGCCGGGATATACACGGGCTTGTCGCCGACCTTGAGGGTGTAGAGGTAGGGCTCAAGCTCCTGATTGATATACCACACCGCGTTGCCACGGGAACGGCTCCAGAGTCTGTTCCACATCTTGATGAGGTTCTCGACCGTGATGATATCGGTCTGGTCTTTCTCCTTGTCGACCGTAACTGCGGCACCGCTGTTCAGGATACCGAGAGGTTCGCCCTCGCCCGTACCCGAAAGGATGGCATCATCAATCTTGAATCCAAACTCCTCGGCGAATGCCTGACGGATGACCGCTTCGAGAGCTGCGGCATCCTGAAGGAGTTCATCGGTCGCATAGCAAAGACCCGTGAGCTTCTTGAGGGAGAGTTCCATCTGTCTAAACTTCGGCTTGGATGCGGTGAGCTCTTCAGCCTCGCCCTCCCAATAGGTCTGCACACCGCCCCAACGAGAACCGTTGGCACGGGACTCCTCATCCACCGCGTTAATCTTGAGACCGTTCGCGTTGGTGCTGATGGGGATTTTCTTGACTTTGGATGCGAGGATACCCGTCTCGTAGGTTCTCTTGAGAAGCTCGGTTACGAAGTCCTGCTGAACGAGGAAGCCACCGTCCGAGGGGGTGGTTTCGTTAAGACCCATCGCCGCTCTGGTCGTGAGTCTCTCATCGATGCTACCGCCGGGAGCTGCGGCTCTGTAGGCTGCGAGAAGCTGTTCGCCAAAGGATGCGAATCTCTTCTCATCGACCTTGCCGGGAGCAGGCTTGCTTTCGGGCTTTTCGATGGAACGGTCTTCGGGAGCAATTGCAAGCAGTCGCTCCGCACGGTTGATGCTGTCATCCCAAGAGCGGATTTCGCCCTCGTACTTGTCGATTTCCTTCTGCTCATCGTCAGAGAGGAATCTGTCCTCGGCTTCAGCCTTGCCGAGAACTGCCATTGCCTTGAGACGAGCGTCCTCTCTCTTGGCTTTCATTTCGAGAATTTTCTTCATATTCATGCTGTTTTCCTCCATTAAAGATTTTTGAATTTAGTGGTGAGCCGTGCGAGTTTTTCTTTCTCTTTGGCTCTTTTTGCGGCACTCTCGGCCGCTTTTTCTTTGCTTCGCTGTTCAGCCTTGTATCCGTCATATTCCTGCATTGCTCGGACGCCTACGTCCGTTGCTGTGTATGCGGGGAACGTTACGGGACTGACATCGAAGAGCTTGACTCGCAAGAGTTCTCGCGTGTCAATGCCGTTTGTGGTTGACCATTCGTCCTCCTCCACCACGAAACCGATGGACATTTGTGAGATGTCCCCACGGCGGATACTTGTCTGCAAATCCTTTGCCCAAGATGTTTCGGGCGGGTTGATTCGCACACGGAGTCCCACCTCATCCTCCACGAGTTCGAGCGTACCCGCTCGGTTTCGTCCGAGGACGTAGTTCGGGTCGTGATTAAAGAGGGCGCGGATGTCATCTCTGCCAATGCTTTCGGCAAACGCACCTTTGCGGACGATCTCCTTAAATGGGAAGATGCCGCCGAGGGTTTCGGACCACGAATCAAAAACGGCTGCGTGACCTTCAATCATCGCTCTTCCGTTTTCGCTTTCGCTTTCCACCACTCGTAGTTCCGTCAGCGGGAGCATTCGCATTTCCTTCTTGCCCTTCATCATCGCTACCTCCTTCTTCCGTATTTGTTGCACCAACCTGTGCGGGTATCATGCTACCGTTTACGAGGTAGTCATCGCCACCCTTTTCGGCAGGCACGAGTGCCATGTCTTCGAGTCGGCGAATGTCGTTGATGGACAGCCAACCGTTCTGTCTGCCTATGGCGTATCCCTCCATACGGGACTTATAATCGCCCCTCATCAGTCCATCCACGTTGAACCGTGCGAAATACAAAAGCCGTTCGCTATCGTCAAGAAGCAAACGGCTGATTGCCTGTTCCCACCGCACAATCCATGGGCGGATGGTGTGCTGCACGAACTCTATGGATTGGTGTTCTATGTTGGAGAACGTCGCTCTTTCGAGGTCTCCGACAAGGTGAGGAGGGACTCGGAAGATTCGGCAGATTTCGTTAACCTGATATTTCCTCGTTTCGAGGAATTGTGCGTCTTCGGGAGCAATGCCGATGGAGTGGTATTTCATACCTTCTTCAAGCACCGCCACCTTATGGCTATTTCTCGTTCCTTGATACACCCGATTCCAAGAGTCTCGGAGTTTTTCGGGGTCTTTGAGAACGCCGGGGTGTTCAAGCACACCGCCGGGTCTTGCACCGTTGCCGAAGAATTTCGCACCGTATTCCTCGGTTGCAAGTGCCAAGCCTATCGCCTCTCGCACCTGTGTGATGGGACTGACACCCTTGACTCCGTCATAGGACAGCCCTTTGAGGTGGAAGATTTGGTTTGGCTTGTAGACATAGGTCTCATTGGTCACGTCATCCGTGTAGGTGTACTTGATTTTCGTTGTAATCGTATCTCTTTCCACCGTCATGTTCTGCGGTTTGAGAAACCACAGCTCGGTTACGTGACCTTGCTTTCGGATGATGCGGGCATAGCCGTTGCCCCATAGTAGGACGGATGTCATCATCATCTCTCGGAACTCAAACGAGGACATCTCTTCGTTTGGTCTTTCGTATAGGCAAGAGTCGAGCGGATGCTGTGTTGCCAGCTCGTTTCGACCGTCATTGCCTTTTTTGTAAAGGTGGAGCGGTAGGCTTGCCACCGTCTCCGATAGTATTTTCACGCAAGCATAAACCGCCGAGGTCTGCATTGCTCGGAGTTCATCGACCCTGACACCGCTACTGCTGTTGCCGTAGGTATCAACATCGACTCCTCGAATGAACTCTTGCATCTCTTTGCTCGGTTTGTTGCGTCGCTCCTTTTGGGGAGTATCTCGACTGCGTCCGAATATTCCCATGTTACCTCCTTATTAGTCGTATATCTCGACTCCGTTACGGATGTGTCGCACCGCCACGGCGGGCATGAGCTGGCGGTATCTGCGGACGATGACGTCGCAGTATTTCGGTTCAAGCTCGATGGCACAGCATCTGCGATTCAGCTGCTCCGATGCGATGAGGGTTGAGCCGCTACCGCCGAAGGGTTCGAGTACCGTATCTCCCTCATGGCTTGAGTTGTAGATGAGCTTTGCACACAGGGTGATGGGCTTCATCGTGGGATGATCGGGAGAGCGGGTCGGCTTGTTATCGTGAATGACCGTTGTCGGTACTGCGAGGATTTTCTCCACGAGCTCTACAAGGTCGCCCTTATTCATCTTGCGGAGGTTATCCTTGACCTCCTCGTAGACCGTGGAAAGGGTTCTGTCGGCGATGAAATAATGCCCGGCACCCTCTTTCCAACCGTAGAGGATTGGTTCGTGTATCCATTGGTAGTCCTGTCTGCCGAGGGTGAAGTGATTCTTGTACCACACAAGGGTTTGTGCGTACTTAAATCCCGCATCAATGAGCGCTTTTGTAAAGTTAAGTGTCTCTTTTGTACTATGAAACACATACACGGGTGCGCCCTTTTTGAGTCCGCTCTCGGCTGCTTTGTAGAATGCCAAGAGGAATTGGTAGAACTCGTTATCCGAGAGATTATCGTTTGCGATGTCTCCTCCTCGGCTCTGTCCGTTGAGGGTGGAGCCGTAGTCTACGTTATACGGAGGGTCGGTTACCATAATGTCGGCAGCCTTGCCGTCAAGGACTCTTTCGATGTCCTCTTTATGGGTGCAGTCGCCGCACAGGAGTCGGTGATTGCCGAGTATCCAAAGGTCTCCGAACTTGGTCTTTGGCTCGGTTACCTCCTCGATGGCGGAGTCCGCATCGAAGTCATCCTCATGGACGTTTTCCATCGAACCGCTGCCGAATAACTCTTGGGCTTCGGCGAGGTCGAAGCCCGTGAGGGTAACGTCAAAGCCACTCTGGTCGAGGTCTCGGAGGAGGTTTGCGAGGAGGTCGTTATCCCACGAACCGCTGATTTTGTTGAGGGCGATATTGAGGGCCTTCTCTCGGCTCTCATCGAGGTCTACCACTACGCAGTCCACCTCGGTCATTCCAAGGTCTTTGAGAACCTTGAGTCTCTGGTGACCGCCTACGACCTTGCCCGTGCGCTTATTCCATATCACGGGTTCTACATAGCCGAATTCCTCAATGCTCCTCTTGAGCTTCTCGTATTCAGGGTCGCCCGGCTTGAGGTCTTTTCGAGGATTGTATTCGGCTGCTTGCAAGTCCTCGACGGGTCTTTTTTCAATTATCATTGCAGAATGTCTCCTTTTGTCCGATTTTGCGATAAAAAAAGTATTTTTGCGATTTTTGTCGTATATTATAGGTGTACTTGTTCACGAATTTGTGATATAATGGATTCAATCTTATGAGAGGAGTGCGGGTTGATGTCGAAAAAGGTCGCTTTTTTTATTGGCTGTTGGCTGATATTGTCTGCCATATTGTTCGTGCCGATGTTTGCGTGGATTGGCAATTCGGGGTCTCCCGTTTACGAAACCCAAACCATTAACGAAACACAGCCGAGGGTGTATGTGACCAACAGCGGCGATTTTTACCATAACGGTTCTTGCCAATATCTCCATTCCTCCAAGATTGAAAAAGGTCGTACCCAAGCCTACGATGAGGGGTACACCGCTTGCTCTGTATGCAAAGGCACTCCGAGCGGCACCATTCAAGTGTCCTATGAAAAACGAGTCGAGAAAGATAGCACCGCAAGGGACGTATGGTGTTCAATCGGCATTTCCGCTATCCTCGGTTTGCTCGTATTGCTGCCGTTTGCAGAATGGCTTGAGGGAAAATTCTTCCCGCAGAAAGAACCTGCTACCGAGTCCGTTGCCAAGGTCGAACCAACACACGACCCTCAACCCGAACCGCTCTCCGAAAAGGAAAAGCGGAGGGCGTGGTTCAATAGCATGAATGAACACGCCTTGTACCTACAGCTCAATCGCCCCATCATTCATAAGACTTTCGGTCGTGGGTATATCACCCGTTTCCGTGAGGAGAATGGTCGCAAGTATATGCAAGTGTGGTTTGACGATCTACACGACTTCAAAGAGTTCGTCTTTCCTGATTGTTTCATTGACGAATATCTCGACTATTATTATCCGTAAAGACCTGCCCTCGGCGGGTCTTTTTCTTATATTACGATGATTCCTCGGTCGTTGTAGATGCTGTCGGTCGTTCCTTGATTGCGGATGGCTCGGTCAAGTGCCATAACCGTTGCGACTGCACCGTCTATTCGTTCCGTTGATTTCTCTTTATCCATCTTGATGTTTCCCGCTGGGTCGGTGCGGACGAATACGTTGTCCATCATCCACCGCAGCGGAACGTTGCCGCCGTGGGCAATCCTTTGTTCAAGCACGAGCTTCATGAGTTCCTTTGTCGGAGGGCTCATATCCTTGAAACCCTGTCCGAAAGGCACGACCGTGAAGCCCATCCCCTCAAGGTTTTGGGTCATCTGTACCGCTCCCCATCTGTCGAATGCGATCTCCTTGATGTGATATTTTTCGCCGAGCTCCTCGATGAACTTTTCGATGTATCCGTAGTGGATGACGTTGCCCTCGGTCGCTATGACCTGACCTCTGCCGAGCCAAGTATCGTATGGCACATGGTCTCGGCGGACGCGGAGGGCGATGGTGTCTTCGGGTATCCAAAAGTACGGCAGTATGATGTACTTTTCGTCCTCGTTCCTCGGTGGGAATACGAGGACGAATGCCGTGATGTCCGTGCTTGAGGAGAGGTCGAGACCGCCGTAGCACTCGCGTCCGATGAGGGCTTCGGGGTCTACCGCATAGTCGCATTTGTCCCAAGCGTCCATGGGCATCCACCGCACCGACTGCTTGACCCATTGGTTCAGTCGGAGCTGCCGAAAGAGGTTTTCCTCGGCGGGGTTTTCCTTGGCGGATTCGTAGGCTGTATAGAGCTTGTCGATGTCGACCGTGACTCCGAGAGAGGGATTGGCTTTGTACCAAACCGCCTCGCTTGACCAATCATCGTCATCGTCCGCACCGTATATCACAGGGTAAAAGGAGCGGTCGTGCTTTCGTCCCTCGATGATGTCCTTTGCCTTTTGGTGTATCTCCCAACAGATGGAATTCCGATCCGTTCCCGCCGTTGTGATGAGAAAGAAGAGCGGCTGTTTGCGGGCGTCTCCAGAACCGTGGGTCATGACATCGTAGAGGGCGCGGTTCGGTTGTGCGTGAAGCTCATCGAACACGACTCCGTGTACGTTGAGTCCGTGCTTTGTAAAGGATTCTGCCGAGAGTACCTGATAAAAGGAATTGAGGGGTGTATATACGAGTCGCTTTTGCGACATGATGGGCTTGATTCTTTTCTTGAGTGCCGGGCATTGCTCGACCATTTGGCAAGCAACGTCGAACACGATGGATGCCTGTTGGCGGTCGGCGGCACAGCCGTATATCTCCGCACCCCACTCCCCATCACCCGCCAAAAGATAAAGGGCAACGGCTGCGGCGAGTTCACTTTTGCCTTGCTTTTTCGGTATCTCAATGTAGGCGGTGTTGTATTGTCGGTATCCGTTTTCCTTGACCGTGCCGAAAATGTCCGAGATGATGGCGGACTGCCATGGGAGCAGTTCAAAGTTCTTGCCGTACCACGAGCCCTTTGTATGCTTGAGCATATTGATAAAGGTGATGGCTCTCTCGGCGAGGGATGGATTAAAGAGTTGACCGTTGTCTCTTGTTATGATTTTGTTGTCCACTCTTTCCTCCTAAATGACAAGGAGCAGACCGCAGTCCGCTCCTCGCACACACATGATTTTTATTGGTTATTTGAGCCCCTCGGCTTTCGCCCGTTTCTCGGTGTCTTCGAGGGCTTCCTTGAGGTAGGTGGGGTCGAGTCCGACATCATCGTATCCTTGCCTGATGGTATTGAAGTACCCTTGATTCGGCAAGGCAGGGTATCCTCGGTTCATGATGTAGACCATGGCGGTGAGTTCGCTACCGTCTGCCATCGTGACCGTTACGTTCTCTTTGTGGTAGAGGCTCGGATATCCCTCGTATCGGTCGAGTGCCATCTCATCGCTCGGTTGGATGTCCCATACCGCCACAGGGGTTTCTGCCCCCTCTTCGGGTTCGATGGTCGCTACTCCTCGGAAGGTCAGTTGCCAATCCTTGAGCATTCCGATGCCGACCACCTTTGCTTTGGGGCATCGCCACCCCATCTGCTTGAGGTTGAGGTTACTGCCGTAGGCTACGTAAAGTCTTGTCATTTTGTATGTTCTCCTTATCTTTTAGTGTGGAGAGTGGCGGTTATGCCACTCTCGTAGGTCTGCCGTTCTTGAAGGCGATGTCTCCATCGAGGTTTTCGAGGAGCCATTTTCTTGCGGTCTCGAATTCCTCGCCGATGAGTCCGAGTCGGAGGAGCCATGTGCGGAAGGTGTACTTTTCGTTGCTTGTTACCGTCTTCTTTGCACTCGATCCTTTGGAGGTGAGTGCCTGATGGCTGATTGCGAGGCACAGTTGGATGTAGGTCTTAATCTTGCCCGCGTGGGTCGTGCCGTTGAAGCATCGGAACTCTATCGTGCCTTTTTGCCATACCGCGTGGAGGTTGAGTGCGTGGTATCTGCTGTAGTCGTAGTGTGAGCTTGCTCGGCTCATGTCGCCGTTGTACCATATTCTGCCGACCGCATCCTTGCTCGTAGGCTTTGTTTTGTTGATTTGCTCTACGAACCTCGGTTCTATCTTACCGCAGTAGTTGCTCTCTCGGTGTTGGCTGACGCCGAGTGCTTTGAAGAGGAGGTCTTCCTTGCTTGCCATAATGTTGGCGATGTTTCGGAGCGACCTTGCCGTGTGCGGTGCCGCGTTGATGTGGATGTGGATTCCGCAGGAGCTGTTGGCGATTGCACCTTTGTGTCTCAGCTCTCGGACGATCTCTTGGATGGTCTCGATGTCTTCGTAGGTGCAGATGGGCGATACGAGTTCGCACTTGTACTCGTCATCGTAGGCTCTCTCTCCACTCTTGAGTTCGGCGGTGATGCTTGAGTCGTAGACGAGTTTCCATGTTCTGCCTTGGGTGTCCTTGACCTCGTAGCGGCGGTATGCTCCTCCGACGTAGGTCTCGGTCGTTCCGAAGTGCTTTGCGATGGTCTTGGCTGCATCCTTGCGGGTGATGCCTGTGAGTTCGATTTCGATTCCGAATTTCTGTGTTTTCATGTGTGTGTTTCCTTTCGGTTTTTCTTTGCCTCTTGGCAACACAAACAATACCGTAAAGATGGGCGAAAGTCCAGTGAAATCGTGAAGAAATAACCACCTGAAAACACACATATTTTCGCCCTATTTTTGTGCGTATTATCCCGCTATTTTAGGGCAATTCGATGAGTTCTACGTACTCTCCGATGATGGCGAGGGCTTCCGTGTAACTATGGCTGTTTTGGACTCGTTCCCACATCTCGTTATAGTCGAGGATTCGTCTCTGTTTCCGCAGGGCGAGGTTGGCTTTTCCGAGTATGTGGTAGATGTTTCCGCTCGGTCCGCTTTTTGAGTATTCCACTATTTCTTTTTTCATGGGTGATACCTCCTTTTCAGCAAACCAAAATACCGTAAACGTTGGCGAAAGTCCAGTGTTATTTTCAAGAATTTCGCTAAAAAATAAGGTTTTTTGCGTCTTTTTTCATTTTTCGGATGTGTCGGCATACCGTAGGCTGCTTGATGCCGAGCATTTTTCCGATCTGGCTTTGCTTATGACCCTCTTGCAAGGCTTTGAGTATCTCTCGGTCGAGGGGTTTTTGAGCATCGGTGAACTCTTTTGCCATGATGTCCACGAGCATTTCGTCTGCCGACTGCGATTCGTCTTCAATGACGTCCTCGTAGGTGAGTTCATGTCCCTCGGAGTCCTTGCCGATGACGGTGTGCAACGACACCTCGGCGTTGGCTTGTCTGTTGAGCTTGCGAAGGTACATAAGCATTTCGTTTCGGATGCACATGGCGGCGAATGTGGAGAACTTCACGCCCCGGTCCGGGGAGAAGTTATTCGCCGCTTTGCACAGCCCCACCATGCCCTCGGAGATGAGGTCTTCCTTGTACCTGATGGTGAGGTCATTTTTGCGGAGCTTCTCGTACATATGGTAGACGAGCCGCATATTTTCGATGACGAGTCGGTCAGTTTCGGATTGCCTCATTGAGTTCCTCCGTCTTATCGGTCATCTCCCACGCAAGGAAGTCCTTGCCGAAGTGACCGCCGACCGCTGTCTGTGTATAGACGGGTCGCTTGAGGTCGAGTTTGTCGATTGCCCCCGCGACCGAAAGGTCGAAGACCTTTGCCACCGCGTCTGCGATGAGCTTGTCGTTTACGATACCTGTGTAGAAGGTGTTGACGTCCACGGCTGTGGGTCTCGGTACTCCGATGGCATAAGCGAGGGAGACCTCGCACTCATCGGCGAGTTTTGCCGCTACAATGTTCTTTGCAATGTATCTCGCAAGGTACGCACCGCTACGATCTACTTTGCTTGCATCCTTACCGCTCATCGCTCCACCGCCGTGATGTGCTTTTCCGCCGTAGGTGTCCACCATGAGCTTTCTGCCCGTAAGTCCCGTGTCGGCAACGAACCCGCCGATGACGAATCTGCCCGACGGATTGATGAGGATTTCCGTTCCACTCACGTCATACAGAGCCATCACAGGGTCGATTACGAACACACGGATTTCCTTTTGCAGTTCTGCAAGGTCTTTGTCCTCGGTGTGCTGCGCGGATACGATGATGGAGGTGATCCTCTCAAATCGGTCGCCATCGTAAAGGATGGACACCTGACTCTTTCCGTCCGGGAGCAGTCCCTTGATTTTACCGCTGATGCGGCACTCTTCGAGTTTGTCGGTCAGCCTGTGGGCAAGCTCAATGGGCAGGGGCATTAAGGTCTCGGTCTCATTGCTTGCATAACCGTAGACGATGCCTTGGTCTCCCGCACCTTGTTCATCCCGACCTACCGCCTGTGCGATGTCTGCACTCTGCTCATGGATGCGGACCTCATATTCGATCTCGTTTGCCTCGTATCCCACCTCGGCAATGATGCATCGTGCCACATATTCGTAGTCGACCTTTGCTTTGGTGGAGATCTCACCGCTTATAAAGCACTTGTTATGTGCAAGCATGACCTCGCAAGCCACATGGCTGTTTTCGTCCTGTTCCAAGCACTCATCGAGGATGGCGTCGGCAATCAGGTCGGCGAGCTTGTCAGGGTGTCCGCTCGTAACGGATTCTGCGGTGTAAATTCTTTTCGTCATTGTTTTTTCCTCCGATATCATTTCCCATTTGAACGTTCTATCAATGGGTACTTTTGCTGTTTCTTCCATTTGAAATCGCTTGTCAAAGTCGTGAACGGTCCGACCGCTTGCTTTGAATGAGATGGGACTGTCTTTGTCCCATTTGAGGAGCATTGCCCATAGGTGCGGGTACTTCTTTCGGAGCATTCGCATTTGCCCGATGCTCTGGTTATGGCAGAACCAACACCCGCCACGAGTGGAGCTCGTATAGGTCGGTGAGAGGAGGTCATTCTCCCGGCACCAATCCTTGCACATCTTTTCCGTCCACCCATACTCCACGAGAGGGCTTCGCTTGTCCTCGCCGAGGTTATGAAATCTCCTCGGCTCATCGGCTGCGATGCCGATGTATGTGATGTTGCCACGCTGAACTTTGTCGAGGACGTCTACCTTGAGACGTGAGTTGCACCAATTGCCCTTTTGCATAGGAAAGCCGTATATCTTTCCCGCATAGAGGCTTTTCGTGCCGTTACTCACATAGTAGAAGAAGTCCTCGTAGCTCTTTGGCGAGGTGATATGCTCGACCGCTATTCCGTATTTTTCGTAGATGATCTGGTCGGCTTTTTTCTTGAATGCCACCATTTCAGGGAACTCGCCGGGGACATCCCTTGTCGCCATGACTTCTACGTGGACGATGCGGTCAAGGGGCAAGCCGTTTCTGTGGATGACTTCGAGCATCGCAAGGCTGTCTTTGCCGTAACTGATGCTTGCAATGTATGCCATCGCTTACCCCTCGGTAAAAAATAAAGCCTTGAAGATTGCCTCCAAGACCTGTACCACGATGCCGTTGCCCGCTTGTCTGTATTGCTGTGTCGAGCTTACCGTGATTTTATCGATCTGTTCGTCTTTCCAACCCATAAGGCGGAGACACTCTCTCGGAGTGAGCTTGCGAATTCGCACGTTTTCCGTGATGACTGCATTGCCGTCTCCGCAAGTGATGGTGTGTGCCACCCCTTTGCCCACGCGACCTCGTTTGGTCGTGCTGCTCGGATAGGTCGTATTGACATAGTCGCCGATTTCGGCTTCTTCGTAGCCTTGCTGTGTTGCCACCTTGACTTTGATGGGTTGCTCCAAGCAAAGCACCGCCGAGCTGCCTGACGGAGACGAACATTGTCCCGTGAGTGTCGGCGCTATATCTCCGACCTCGGTGCGGTTGTATGCCACGAACTTTTCGGGGATGTAACCCTTTTTCTCGTAGAACTCTTTGTAGCAACGGCTGACGTAGTCGCCCTTGTCTTCGAGTACGAGGTTGTCCTTTTGAACCGTGGTGAGAGCATTGGCAATGCCGTGTTCATTCGGTTCTATGACCTGTTCGAGAGGGATGCCGGGCGAACGGTCCGAGGGATTGTCGGGGTTTCGTCCTCGCATGGCTACGATGATGGGTGTCTGCCCACCGCCTTTGCCCATCGCCTCCGTGAGAGTAGGACAGCAACCGTCCGTCCTCGGTACTTGATGCTCTTGCAGACCGCCGATGACGAAGTTCTCGGCAATCTTGAGTTCGGTGTTGCCGCCTTGCTGACAATGAACCGTGGGAGCGAGACCGCTTGGCTCATAGACACGGCGGGAGATGTCGTGCATCTTGTCCCATTTTTCTCCGACCACCTCGCCGACCTGTACGCATTGGGGCTCTTTGTAGTCCCTTGCACATAGGCAGTTGGCAAGTCCGTCTCTCGGTCGGATGCAGTCCCTCCGAGAGTTAAAGGTGGAGGTCAGGATGCTCCTGATGGTGCTTTCCTTGAGGTAGTATTTTTCGGGGACGACTTCATCTATCATATCGCGTAGGCGGAGGGTCAGTTCCTGCTTTTCGGGAAACACAAAGGGTGCGTGTTCGCCTCGTATCGACACACAGAAAACTCTCTCTCGGTGCTGCGGAATACCATAGTCCTTTGCATTGAGGATTTTCCAATAGTTTTTGTAGCCGAGACTCTCCAAAAAGGTGAGCCAAGCGTCAAAATCTGCCTTGAATTTCTTGGAGACGAGGTTCTTTACATTCTCCAAAAGGAGGTATTTTGGCAAAGTTTTGTTTGCATCTGCCACCTTTAAGAGCCGTTCCACCTGATAAAGCAGACCGCTTCGTGTGCCTTCCTTGATGCCAGCTCCTTTGCCCGCGACCGAAATATCCTGACACGGGAAGGAGTATGTCCACATATCCGCATCGGGAAGAGCGAGGATTTTGCAAATGTCGCCGAAATTTTGTGTTTCGCCGTGCATTGCCATGTAGGTGTTGATGGCATATTTATCGATCTCGGATATGCCCACGACCGTATGTGGGACACCGATGTTTTTGAGAGCTTGCGTCTGCGAACCGATGCCTGCGAACAGTTCTATCAGTCGGAGCGGTCGCTCGGTCGTATATTCCATTACGGCTTACCTCCTAATATTTTTTCCATGATGTCATCATTGGGGTTGGTATCGTCCCATTTTGACAGCTTCGTCTCGCGTACCACGAGATAAATCTTGCCCCATACCTCATTCGTCTGTTTGAGGTACTGTTGAGCCATCGCCACGAACGGCGAGGGCATCGGCTTGCCGCTTGGGTCTTTCACGAGCAGTCCGTGTTTGGTGTTCTTATCCTCGCATTCAAGCCACCGTGCTTTGCAGAAGGCGTACTCCTCCAAGTTGTATGGGAGAATGCCTTTTGTGCAGCCGACGCTTTCGAGCCATGCGTACACCGTCTTGTAGATTTCTTTTGC